ATTAAAAGGGGCAGGGGGGGCGATAGGGTGCCAGGGGTTGAGACAGCCCCTAGAAAATTACCAGCAACCAGACAATTCAGACCATAACGCACAGACTACGCAACCACGACAAAACGGACACCCTAGGTCATTAAGTTGCGCGGTGTGTATAGTATGTACCCCAGAAAAGTTTTTTTCCTAAAGTGAACCTTGGTCAGTGGCTTGTCCTAATTTGTCCGTATTTAATTGTGATGTTAGACACAATTAAAAGATTTTTTGACAGAAAGCGGGAAATGGTTATTTTTTCCCGCCTAATACAGTATAGGAGCAGTAAGCGGCAACGGTTATAGCTTACTGCGGGCTACGCTGGCGCTACGCCCATCAAGGGCGGTAGCTGATTTACCCCTCACTTCGCTTGAGGCTCGCTCGGGCGCCAAGCCCAAGAGCGAGGCGCAAGGCGCCTCATTTAGTTGGGTGTAATCTGCCATAAATTTTAGGAGCCTGCCATTTCTAATAACACTGCTGATATAGCAAAGCGGGTAATCCTTAATGCTGTAGCAGAGGGTATGACTATAGAGACAGCCTGCGGTGAAGCAGGCAAGTCTATGAAGACCTATGAGTACTACCGCAGATCCGATAAGGTCTTTGCCGATAAGGTTGATAGAACCCGTCTAGGGTTAAGGTCAAAGAACTTTGCAGCTACCGATGTCCACGACCTCGGCTTTGCCGAGTTCCGCCAGAAGTTCCTCCATCAAAATACCTTTGCCCACCAACAGAACCTAGCAGATGTCATAGAGGGCAGAGACCCATCTTGGCACCACCCCTCTATGAAGTATGAGAAGGGTATTGCAGATAACCGTATCCTTATCAACATCCCGCCAAACCACGCCAAGTCAATTACGATTACCGTAGATTATGTAACTTGGAAGATAGTCCAGAACCCTAACTTCAGAGTCCTGATAGTATCCCAGACTCAACAGCTTGCAGCAGATTTCCTATATGCCATCAAGCAAAGACTTACCCATCCGATGTATGAGAACCTGCAGCAGGCTTACGCTGCTGGTGTCGGCTTTAACTCTAAGTCTGCTACCTGGACTACAACTAGAGTCACCTTCGGTGATGAGCTCAGAGAATCATCTGAGAAAGACCCAAACCTAGAGGCGGTAGGTATCGGCGGTCAGATATACGGTAAGCGTGCCGATATGATTATTGTTGATGATGCTGTTACCTTGAAGAATGCCAATGAGTTTGAGAAGCAGATTAGATGGCTTACCCAAGATGTTAGATCCCGTCTTAACCCTACTGGTAAGTTAATTGTTATCGGAACCCGCGTTGCCTCTGTAGACTTATACAAAGAACTACGCTCTCCTGATAGATACCCTGGTGGTCTGGTCCCTTGGACCTATCTGGCTATGCCAGCCCTACTTGAAACCAATGAGGACCCCACCAAGTGGGTAACTCTCTGGCCTTACTCAGACCAACCCTTTGATGGGCAGAATGAATCTGATAAGACCGAAGAAGGTCTATATCCTCGCTGGAACGGCAAGCATCTCTATTCAGAACGTCAAGCTATGGATGCCCAGACTTGGGCTTTAGTCTATCAGCAACAAGATGTCTCAGATGATGCTGCCTTTGACCCGATATGTGTAAAAGGCTCTATTGATGGTATGCGTAGGGCAGGCAGATTGCAGATGGGCTTTCCTGGTCATCCTAAAGATTTGACTGGTTTTTCTTTTGTATGTGGCCTAGACCCTGCGATGGTTGGCGATACTGCTGCTATCTGCTACGGCGTAGACCGTATCACCCATAAGCGCTACATCGTAGATGCGATAAAGATTACTAGACCAACACCAGCACAGATTAGACAGTTGATTATTGATTGGACCAATGTCTATGCCCCTGCTGAATGGGTGGTAGAGCGTAACGCTTTCCAGTCTTTCTTGACTCAGGATGAAGGCATCCGTCAGTTCCTAGCATCTAAGGGAACGATCCTGCGAGAACATCATACTGGTAATAACAAATGGGATTCAGGCTTTGGTGTGGCCTCTATGTCTACCCTATTTGGGACTAAGCAAGCCGATGGTAAGCACCATAGAGATAACATAATTCATCTGCCATCAGATCAGACCGAGAACATCAAGGCTTTGATAGAACAGCTAATCACTTGGTCGCCTACCACCAAGGGTAAGACCGATATGGTGATGGCGCTCTGGTTCTGTGAAATCAAAGCACGTGAGTGGCTCAACCAAGGGATGCACACCATCCATCATCTGAAGAATCCATTTTTGTCTCGCTATGAACGAGGCAAGCGTATGGTAGTAAACATAGACGAACTACTACAAGAACAACAACGTCAATTCATCTAGGGAGAAATAATGCCAAACAAACCAACACTTGACGATTATTTATCTAAGAAGAAGAAAGTTCCTTCTAAGAATAAGAAATATCCTGGCGACAGCGACATCAAGACTGGTCCAAGCAAGGGCAAACCTATTATCAAATTGAGAACTAAAAAGAAGTAAGGACTAATGCTTACAGTCAAAGAGGTAGTTGCTAAAGTAACTAGGCTACAGACTAAGTACGCCAAACGCGATCAGCGTATGCGTGATGTGCTATCTGTGCGTCAAGGAGATATCAGCAAGGTCTATCCTGCGATGTTCTCTGAGGAGTACCCAAAGCCTCTAGTTGCTAACTTCATAGATGTAGCTGCTCGTGACCTCGCAGAGGTTATGGCACCACTACCATCCTTTAACTGTGCTGCTACCAATATGGTCTCAGATAGCGCTCGTAAGGCTGCTGATATTAGGACTCGTATAGCCAACTACTTTGTATCAGGCTCCGAACTACAGATTCAGATGTATCAAGGCGCTGATTGGTTCAACACCTACGGAATGCTACCAGCGATGGTAGAGATGGATTATGAGACCAACAATCCTCGTATCCGATTGCTAAATCCTTTTGGTCTATATCCTGAGATGGACCGCTTTGGTCGTTGTATCTCTATCACTCAAGTGATAAACACCGATGCAGAATCTCTAGCGATGCAATATCCAGAGTTCTATAACCAAATTATAGTAAACAAGAATTATGCTACCAGCTCTCCTTATGTATCTATGGTTCGCTATCACGACAAATACCAAGATATAATCTATGTAGCAGATCGTAATAACCTAGTTCTATCCAATCTACCCAACACTATCGGTAAATGCTTGGCTCGTGTTGCTGTCCGTTCATCCCTAGACGGAGAAGCACGCGGTCAGTTTGATGATGTTCTAGCAGTGCAGCTCGCTAGAGCACGCTTTGCAGTATTGCAGATTCAAGCAGCAGAGAAATCTATCCAAGCACCTATCGCTATTCCGCAAGATGTGCAGGAACTAGCCCTTGGTCCTGACTCGATTATGCGTTCTGCTAATCCGCAGGGTATTCGCCGCGTACCACTAGAGCTTCCACCAGGAGTCTTCACAGAATCTGGCGTTCTAGAGCGAGAACTACGTCTAGGTTCTCGTTATCCAGAAGTTCGTAGCGGTAATGTTGATGCTTCCGTTATTACAGGTCGCGGAGTTCAAGCGCTACAAGCTGGCTTTGATACTCAGGTTCGCGCAGCACAAGCACAATTTGCTCGCCTATTTACTGAACTGGTATCTCTCTGCTTTGAGGTAGATGAGAAAATCTTTGGTTCTATGACCAAGGAAATCAAAGGAGTAGATGACGGCACGCCGTTTAATATGAAATATGTGCCATCCCGTCAGATTGCTGGCGAGTATGGCGTAGATGTTCGTTACGGCATTATGTCTGGTATGAATCCAAACAATGCCATCATTGCCTTACTACAGATGCGAAGCGACAAACTCGTATCAAGAGATTATGTACGTAGAGAAATCCCTATGGAGTTGAATGTCACTCAAGAAGAGCAGCGTGTGGATATTGAAGAGATGCGTGATTCTTTGCGTATTGCTGTTGCTCAGTATGCTCAGACCATTCCAGCACTTGCAGCCCAAGGTCAAGATCCTTCTCAGATTGTTTCTAGAATCGCAGAGGTTATCAAGGGTCGCCAAAAAGGTAAGCAACTTGAGACGATAGTTGAAGAAGTATTCGCCCCAGAACCAGAAGTAGAAGTTCCAATGGGCGAAGAAGTTCCAGCAGCAGGTATGGCCCCCGTTCCTGCCTCGCAGCCTACTCCAGAACAAATGGGTGCGGCCCCTGCTGCTGGCTCTCGTCCAGATATAGCGTCATTACTCGCATCTATTGCAGGGTAAGGGAGGTGTGATATGAATATGAAAAAAGGTGGTCGTGCAAAGGCTTCAATGGCTAAGCCAAAGGAAGGCTCTAAGAGCGCTCCAAAGCCAGCAGGCGGAGAAGTCAGATTTGGCTATGCTCCAGCAGGTCGTAAAGGCAAGAAGGCTTAGTGTTACTTGTTGAGAGGATAGAGCGTGGAAGATAACAAAGATTATGTACCGCGCTCTGTCACTCTTGCAGATTTCTTAGTAGTTGTATCAGGTTTCTTTGTGAATATAGTGCGAGCTGTAGAGATGCTTGCATCAGAACTTTTAGATTTAGCAGTGTATAACGCAAATAGAACAACGAAAGTTTCCAGAGTATGGGAACAGTTCACATCAGATTTAGAGAAGATGGAGGATCCAAATGGCTAGAGGGCCTATGGCAGGTGTATCAGGACCTGGTAAATTCTCCAAGAGAACAGATGGTTTATCGTTCCAATCAACAGAGTATGGCTCAGGTGTAGAGAACACTGCTGCTAAAGCAGGAGCTCCACTAGCCAAGACTCCAGATGTGCGTCCAACATCTCGTAGCGAGATGGGTATGGCTCCAAGCCAATTAGAACCAGTAACTTCGCTATATGCTCCATCACAGCGTCCAGATGAACCAATCACTTCAGGTATTGCAATGGGTGATGGACCAGGACCAGAGGCATTAGGTATGCAGTCAATGATGAATGGGCCAAAATTATCAGATATTTTAGCAAGTATGCTTCCATACGACAATACTGGCGAAGTAGCAATCTTGTATCAAAATGCCTTATCAAGAGGTAATTGATGTCTGAAAGTTTAAAAGCAGCAGCACAGGCAGCAGGTTTATCAGAACGCGATAAGAGATACATAGATAATTTGTCTAAAGCTCTTACTGTTCATAAGAATTTGCTTGCTATGCCTGCAGAAGCAGCTAATGCAATTTACAATACATTACCT